CATTTTTTTATTCCTTACATATGTTGCGTGTAGAACTAACCTAAGCTTTGCCTATTCTCTTTTCAATAGTTGCGAGTCATTTTGCTATTCAAAGTTGTAGACTTTATTTCATACACTTTTAAGGCGAGTAACAAAAAATATAGTTTAGGGGTTGAACTATACAACCGGAAGGTATAGGTAGTTTAGAGGTTGAACTATACACCCTAGAGGAGAGCGACACATTCAAACATATGAATATGTAACACATGCAAGAAATTATATATGCGAATATGTGAATATATGAATGTGTGCATATGACCCCCACAGTGGAAAATGACCCCCGCAGTGGAAAATGACCCCCGCAGTGGAAATATGGAAGGAGACCCCTACAGTGGAAATTAAGAGTGATAAAGTAGATGTGTATTGGAATATAAATAAAGGTTGCTTCAGTGTGAAAGACTGCAAGACCAATCGTGTAACTATGTACACTGATGCAATAGAGATTTCTGACGCTCAATTCATTGTCAGGAGAGCCGGTCGTGAGCGTGTGCTGAGAGAGCAGCAGAAGAATGTACACGCATTCGTGAGAGGTTACATTACAACCAACAAAACTAAACGTACCCCCTCAGTGGAAATCAGAGAGGCTAAGTACAACCCGTACAAGAATGACAGCTTTGTAGATAAGCATACTGATGAGCCGGTACATGCCGCATCTGTAGTTGATCTGTTTACTAACTCTGACAACAAGGGTGACATCAGGTGGGTAAAGTAACGGTCTGAACTAACTTTTTTACGGTCTGAACAAATAAATTACTAACAGGCGTCACAAAAGTGCCGTTAGACGTAGTATATAAGAGTGATACCCCTACAGTGGAAATTAGTAGTAGCACAGCTACGCAGTGAAACAAACTGGAAATTATTTTGTAGTCACCCCTTGACCCACCGATGGAAATACCTATATGTACATTAACAGCAACAACTATGGAGATTATATGACAACAACACAAACTTATATCGAGATGTTATCTTACATGCGACCAGAGGGTGCCAAAGCTCAACGCAAGTTCTGTAACAGATTCCTACGACCTATCTTTGGCAATCCTGACAACCGTGGCAATTACATCTTACGTGTAGGTAACAACCCTACCATTGCCTTCATGTCACATCACGACACAGTTCACACTCATGGCGGCAGACAGAAAGTAGTCGTCGGCTCAGATAACTTTGTCACTACCACACAAAACTGCTTAGGCGCTGACTGTACCACAGGCATCTACATTATGATGCGTATGATAGAGGCTGGTGTAGAAGGCTTATACATCGTACATGCCGCAGAGGAAGTTGGCTGTCGTGGCTCAGGTTACATCGTGCAGCACACCCCAGAGGTAGTTGACGGTATCCAAGCCGCTATCAGCTTTGACCGCTATGGTTACAATTCAATTATTACTCACCAGTCAGGAATCCGTACATGTTCAGAAGAGTTCGCAGACAGCATCGCAAGCATCCTAGATCTAGGCTACAGCCAAGACAGTGGCGGCTCATACACAGACAGTAACGAGTACAAGGGTATCATCCCTGAGTGTACCAACTTATCTGTAGGTTACTTCAATCAGCACTCCAAGTCAGAGCATCAAGACCTAGAGTTCATGGAGACTTTATCAGATGCTTGTATCAATGCCGATTGGTCTAAGCTTGTCCTAGTTCGTGACCCCGCTGACAAGGATGACTTCTGGTCAGATGCCTTCTGGTCACAAGATGACCGCTACTATCCCTATGCTGATGACATTGCTGTAGATGTCAGCTTAGAAAAAGTTATTGCAGATCACCCAAAAAGTGTAGCTTTGCTATTGCAATCCTATGGCTACGATGCTAAAGGTTTACTCACAGACTTAGGTCGCATCAGAGAAGGATACTAATATGCAGATGTTTATTGAAGTAGATAATTATGACATTGACGTTGATACACTAGAGTATGGCGTTGCAACCGTAGAAGGAGACGAGATGGGAAAATACTTTAACATTGAAGAGCAACCAATATTCAGCTTCAGTTCTTATGATGATGATGGTGAGTTAGTTGACCTACCTGATCATGTAGTTAAGAAAGCCCAAGATCTGATAGAAGATCACTATTGGGAGTGGCATCAGGATTATATGTACTAATGCTACACAAGCTCAATAAAGAAGTGTGTCATGAGTGTGAGAGCATCCATGACATGCACGACATAGACGAGTGGGGTTGTCCTAGTTGTAAGCAGGAAGACCCCTCCGATGAAAATATAGATTGGGATGAGCAAGAGTGTGCTTATTCAAGATGGAGGGAAGAGAATGATTAATGTACTTAGTTTATTTGATGGGATGTCCTGTGGTCAGATTGCACTGGAAAAAGCTGGCATAGAGGTTGATAAGTATTATGCAGCAGAGATCGATAAGTATGCAATCAAGGTAGCTAAAGCTAACTACCCCGACATGATACACTTGGGTGATGTGCGTGAGGTTAAAGCTGACAGCTTACCCAAGATTGATTTACTTATCGGTGGCTCACCTTGTCAGGGATTCAGCTTTGCTGGTAAGCAACTTAACTTTGATGACCCCCGTAGCAAATTGTTTTGGGAATACGTGCGCTTGCTAAAGGATCTTAAACCTAAATACTTCTTGCTTGAGAATGTGCGTATGAAGAAAGAGAGCATGGATGTTATTACTGAGGCACTAGGTGTTGAGCCTATCTTCATCAACAGCAACCTAGTGTCAGCGCAGAATAGGCAGAGGTACTATTGGACAAACATACCTATGGATAATCTACCTGATGATAAGGGTGTTGTGCTTGCTGACATCTTAGAGGATGGTCATGTAGACCGTGACAAGTCGCATTGCATTGATGCTAACTACTTTAAGGGCGGTAATCTAAAGTCATACTTTGAGAAGCACCGTAGGCAACTTGTGTTCAGTGATGATGGAATTTGTCATGTAGGTGATGCGGATCTTAAAGGCCATGACTACAACAGACGGGTGTACCATCCCGATGGAAAAGGACCAAGCCTATGTGCCAGCAGCGGGGGCAACCTTGAGCCTAAGATACTGCAAAAAAGCAGGGGTTGGAACAAGGGAGGGCTAAAGGCTCAGAACGGCAAGACGCCAACACTCAGCACAAGCTCGTGGCAACATAACAACCACCTGACGTATGACGAGGGTATGACATGGCGCAAGCTAACGCCACTAGAGTGTGAGCGTCTACAGACTGTACCAGAAGGCTACACTGATCACGTCTCTAACACTCAGCGTTACAAGATGCTAGGCAATGGTTGGACTGTAGATGTAATCAAACATATCTTTAAGGGGGTGCAGCAGTGACCCCTGAGATGGAAATGGAGCTACGGGAACTGGGTATTCTTTTGCCTACTGAGGATCAGTGTGAGCAGGAGAGCGAGCTTGTGCGCTACGACACTAGCTATAAGATGCCTGAGCTAGATGAATACGGGGAGCCACCGTGGTAAATCGAAAGCCTAACCCTATGGCTAAGGATCTTAGGCAACCTAAATATAAACCAAGGGTTGTCCCAGATAAAAAGAAACCTATATTAAGTAGGAAGCGTAAACATAAAAAGGAGGTTTAAATGTATTGTGTAATTAACAGTGACAACCTTGTCATAGCGCTATTCTTGTCGGAGTTAGACGCTAAAGATTTTGTGTATTGTTGTCGTAACCCCTACAGTAGAAAAGACTACACAGTGGAATACAAAGAGGAGTATTTATATGTCAAACTTGATTGAAGTAAAGTCTGTAGACTATGTGTTGTTTAAAGATGGTCAAGAGTTTGAAGTGTTTGATAACATGGACAATGCTGTAGAAGAGGCTACCCGTTGCTTTGATGATGAGTTAGCGGAGGTGTACTCTTACTTAGGCGATAGAGAAATAGAAAGGGTATACTAATGAGTATTGAAGTAACATATGTAGATCACATGGGATCTGACTTATCTGTAGCTAATGCAGCAAGGGTAAGCTTTGGTAAGAAGAGTGAGATGGATACGAGTGACGTATGGGGTCCACCTAAGCTTAAGGATAAGGACGCCAAGCTGATACGTTACTTAGCCAAGCACAAGCACATCAGCCCCTTTGGGCATTGCTTTGCATCCTTCCATATAAAAGCACCTGTCTTTGTAGCTAGACAACTTGTTAAGCATAAGTTCCTACGATGGAATGAGATTAGTCGTAGGTATGTGGATAATGAGCCTGAGTTTTACGAGCCTGATGTATGGCGTGGACGTAGTGCTGATAAGAAGCAAGGCTCTGAGGGTACGCTTGAGGATGTATCAACAGCAATTATATCAGGTGAAAACTACGGTGAATTAGATTGGATTGACTACAAGTATGTTGCGAGTACCACGTATAATGAATTAATATGTCAAGGTGTATGCCCAGAGCAAGCACGTATGGTACTGCCACAGAGCATGATGACTGAGTGGTACTGGTCAGGTAGCTTGGATGCATTTGCTGATATGTGTGAGCTTCGCTGTAAGCCTGACACACAAGCTGAGACAGCAGAGGTAGCGTGGGAAATTGATTGTAGTATGGTAAAATTGTTTCCTGTGTCGTGGAGAGCATTAAGGGAGAATGATTGATGAAGAGTAACATAATCAAAATAACAGAAATAGAAGAACATGAGGATGGTAGTGCTACACTGCAAGTAGAATGTGACCCTAAGACATTCGCAGCCATCTTTAACGCAGGGTTTATAGCCTTAATCAGGGCTGGCTTAGAGGGGGAGAAAGAGCAAGATGGGTAGATATGCAGTTCAAATAGAGATCGAGAAAGGGGAATACACCTTCGTGAGAAAGGAGAACCCTTGGACTTACGACACTAAGGTGTGGGTCTTTAGCAGTCGTGAGGAAGCTGAAAAAGAGGCTAAGAACTGGAATACCGGTAGAGTAGTGGAGTATCTATAATGTTGTTCTATACTGTCCTTGTGTTGAGCTACACGCTAAATGGTGACTACCTACAATCTAATATCATCTTCCCTAGTGCTAGGGCCTGTGGAGACGCTCTACCAGCCTATTACGAGCCTGTGTATGCCATTGATAGGGATGCCATAGGTCAATGCCTAAAGACTGAGGTTATATCAGCCTCTATAAAACCAAGAAAGAAACCAGAATGAAACCAGAAACAATTATGATGATGTGCGAGGGCTTAGCCCGTAGATATAAAAACCCTAACCACTATGACGACCTTGTAGGTGAGGGTGTGCTACAATGCTACGAGATCCTAGCTGAAGACCCTAAACCCCATCCAGCGAAATTATATCGTGAGGCTAATCGTAGGATGCACGACTACCTTAACTTAGATGTTTTTCCAGTCGCTATCCCTGCCTCTGATGTGTCACGTAGGCTCAGTAGGGATATAGACGCAGAGGAGTTTGGAGATCACACTTGGAGCGAGGATGGTATTAACTACCTTAGAAACATTCTTAGCTCTGAGATTATACCTTTTGATACAGCGTCTTTATTTAACGAGACAGTTGAGGAGAACTACGAAGAGACAGATTTCTATAATAAGCTGAATACGCAGATAGAGTTAGTCTTCAACGATGACGATAGACTTCTGCTGCACATGAAATTTGTAGAAAACATGACTCAAGCAGACATGGGAAGTTTCTTTGGCATATCTCAACAGGGGGTAGATCAAAGAGAGAAAAAGTTGTTTGCTCACCTAAGAAAGGTAGTTACAAATTTGCAACAGGTACAAAAACTTTAGCTGTTATATTTGTTAAATTCAAAAGTAGGTGCCTATAGTATTATGTCCCCCTTTCGTTAAGGCCGATTGTTGTAGGTATGGTAGTAATAATAAGGAGTAAGTATGAATACAGATGTACATGATAATGTGAGAGATCAACCGTGTCCCTATGTGGACTGTGGTTCATCAGATGCTTTTAACTATAACACTAGAGGCTTTGGTAAATGCTTCGCTTGTGGGAGTAGTTACCCTTCTAGGAAACAAATGTTTGACTGGGCTAAAGACAAGTACCCCGTCAGTGGAAATACGACATCAGAGAGCTTAAGAGAGGCTCAGGATGGTGGTAGTTATACAGCTATGCGAGGTATATCAGAGCGTACTATGGAGCAGTATGATGTCCTCACATACCCTAACGGTACTCAAAACTACGTGTACCCCAGCGGGGGAATAAAAACCAGAAATCTAAAGGAGAAGGATTTCTACGCAAGCAAGGGGTTCAAGACCGATGAGTTGTTTGGCATGAACTTCTTTACTGCTGGTTGCTCTAATATCTTAACGATAACAGAGGGTGAGGTAGATGCTATGTCTGCTTACCAGATGTTAAGCTCTAGGGATACCTACCTTAATCCTGTAGTTTCTCTACCCTCAGCTACCCCCTCCAAGGCACTTTGGGAGAAGTGTAAGCCTTACCTAGACAGTTTTCAGAAGATTATCCTATCTGTAGATAATGACGAGGCTGGCAACGGTATTGCTGCAAAGATCTCTAAGATGTTTCCTAGCAAAGTATACCGTGTCTCTCACAATAAGTATAAGGACGCCAATGACTTCTTGACTGCTGGTGCAGCATCTGAGTTTAAGAACGCTTGGTTCAACTCTTCTAAGTATGTACCTGACAATATCTTCAATACTACTGAGCAGTTCCTTAACTTGTATTGGGATACGCCAGAACACCAGTACGTGCCTACAGGTATTGAGGCTTTAGATGAGAAGATCTTAGGTCTTATGCAAGGTCACTTCACAGTTATCAAGGCACCTACAGGTATAGGTAAGACAGAGGTGATGCGATACTTAGAGTACAACATGCTCAAGCGTAAGGTTCCCATTGCTACATGGCACCTAGAAGAAACTAAGCTACGATCTTTGCTTGGGCTTGTGTCTTATGAAGCTAAGGACAACCTTACACGTAGGGATCTTATTGAAGAAGCTGACTCAGAGGAAGAGGTTATCAAAGCTATTGAGACCCTAACTAAAGATGAGCTACTGTATCAATTCTACCTTGAGGAGAACCAAGGCGCTGATGACTTATGTGACCAGATACGTTTCTTTAGTCAGGCTTGCGGGTGTAAGTTCATATTCTTTGAGCCGATACAGGATGTAGTTACTGGACATTCAGAGGAAAGTAAGGAACAACAGCTTGCTGACCTATCGGTTAGACTATCTAAGCTTGCAGCAGATCTTAACGTAGGCATTGTAACTATTGCTCACACTAATGAGTACGGAGATCCTAAGTATTGCAAGATGATTGGTCAGAGGGCTTCTGTAGTCTTAGACTTAGAGCGGGACAAGGAGGCTGACACACTAGAGGAAAGAAACACTACAACAATTACGGTACAAAAAAACCGACCCTGTTCCATCGAAGGCAAGGCCGGTAAGCTGAGATTCAGCACGGATACGTTTATGTTAAGAGAGGTACTTTAATGATAATATCTTGGTGGAGTGCAGGTGTTACAAGTGCAGTCGCAACTAAGCTTGCTATCCAAGAATTTGGTGATGAGGTTAAACCTATCTATTTTGGCATTGACTCTGCACATAGTGACAACGCTAGGTTTAAAGAGCAGTGTGAAGAATGGTATGGTTGTGATATAATCACTGAACGTGCGCCAGAGAAGTACAAGGATCAGTTTGATGTCATAAGTAAAGATAAGTATGTTAATGGTCCAGCTGGGGCTAGGTGTACTCTTGTACTAAAGAAGCGTGTTCGCCAGAGGTTAGAGAAGGAGCTTGACTATAGAGGTCAGATATTTGGCTTTGAGTATAGCAAGAAGGAAGTCAACAGAGCCATACGCTTCAAGGAGCAGTACCCAGATGCTAAACCTTTCTTCCCCCTGATAGAAAAGAGGATGACTAAACCTGAGTGTCTTTACTTCTTACAGGAAGCTAATATAGAAGTTCCAACCATGTATAAGTTGGGCTACAAAAATAATAACTGCATTGGTTGTGTTAAAGGCGGTGCAGGATACTGGAATAAGATCAGAGTGGACTTTCCCGAACACTTCGATAGGATGGCAAAGGTTGAAAGGGAGGTAGGCAACTCTTGTTTAAGGGGGGTTTTCTTAGATGAGCTTGACCCTCAAAAGGGACACAAACAAAAAATAGTCATGCCTGACTGTGGTAACTTCTGTGACATAGAGTTTGAGGAGTTAGATCATCCGCAACTAGATATGATGCTTGAGACACCAGAATTAATGAGAGGAATATAATGAGAATATTTGATATAGAAACAGATGGCTTCAACAGCACAAAGATCCACGTAGTATCTTGGTCAGATGACTTAGGTAAGACAGTAAACTCAACACATGACTACGATGAGATGCGTGAGGTATTTAAGGTTGATACACTTATAGGACACAGCATTGTTAGGTTTGACATCCCCGCAGTGGAAAAGGTGTTAGGTATAAAAGTCAAGGCTCGTCTCATAGACACCCTAGCTGTAGCTTGGTATGTAGATCACAACCGTGGCAAGCATGGGTTAGAAAGCTACGGCGAAGACTACGGGATACCTAAGCCTAAGATTACTGACTGGCAAAGTCTAACACCACAACAATACGCTCACCGTTGTGAAGAGGATGTTAAGATCAACTCAAGGTTGTGGAAGGTTTTAGATAAGAAACTAAACAAGCTGTATGATGATGAGTACAACAAGGCTCGTCTTATAGACTACTTAACCTTTAAGATGGAATGTGCAGCGGAGCAAGAGGCCCTTCAGTGGAAATTGGACGTGACTAAAGCTCGTACACACTTAGAGGTATGGGAGACTCTGAAGGCTGAGAAGATTGAGCAGTTAGCTGATGCTATGCCAGAAGTAAAAAGGTACAAGATGGCAAACAGACCCCTAGCAATGGAAAAGAAGAATGGGGAGCTGTCTGTAGCTGGTGAGAATTGGGTGACTCTTTGTAGGCAATATAAAGTTCCAGTGACTACAACAAAGATGCAAGTGCTGCATAAGGTTGAGAGGGCTAACCCCAACTCTCCTGATCAGGTAAAATCTTGGTTGTATAAGTTGGGATGGGAGCCAGCTACTCACAAATATGTTAAGGACAAGGATGGTAAGAATGAAAGAAGTATTCCGCAAATCCGCAAGGATGCAGAACTATGCCCCTCAGTCTTACGACTGGCCCCTAAAGACAAAGCTATACACCTTCTTGATGGGCTTTCTGTTCTCAGCCATCGTATTTCTGTTCTTAAAGGCATGGTTGATGCAGAGCGTGATGGATACGTGCAAGCAACAATCGCAGGATTTACCAACACACTGCGCTTCCGTCATGCAAGACCGTTAGTCAACCTACCCTCAGTGGAAAAGCCCTATGGTGCTGAGATCCGTGGGTGTCTGACTGCACCTGATGGATACACCTTATGCGGGGCTGACATGACTAGCCTAGAGGATACAACCAAGCGTCACTACATGAAACCCCTAGATCCTGATTATGTAGCTGAAATGAGTAGGGACGGTTTTGATCCACACTTAGACTTAGCTAAACATGCTGGAGTTATCACACAGGGGGACATCGACAAACACAACTCAGGTGAGCGTAGTTTAAAGACCTTGCGTAAGAACTACAAGGTAGTGAACTACAGTGCTACATATGGCATAGGAGCCGATAAGCTGGCCCGTGAGACAGGCATGAGTTTACGTGAGGCTAGGTCACTCAAGGATGCCTTCTGGTCACGTAACTGGTCAGTACAAAAGGTAGCAGAGAGTGCTAAGGTTAAGGAGTGTTTAGATGGTTTCTGGCTATGGAATCCAGTATCTAACTTCTGGTATAGCCTCCGCAATGAAAAAGACAGGTTCTCTACTTTAAACCAAGGCACTGGTGTTTTCTGCTTTGATAGTTGGGTAGCTGCCTGTAGGAAGCAAGGCATTAAGACTATTGGACAATTTCACGATGAGGTGATTGCGTTAGTAGAAGAAGGAGGAGAAACAGTTGTAAGAGATAAGATGGAAAAGGCAGTATCTCAACTTAATGAAGAGTTGAGTTTAAACGTCCCGCTAGGCACAGATGTGCAATTTGGCAACACTTATGCAGAGATACACTAAAGTGTAAAAAAATACTCAAAGGTACTTGTTAAATCTACTTTTAGGTGCCTAATATATAATACAGCCCTAACGAAAAGGAACTCGACACATGGCTAAATACACAATGGATATGGTACTACAATACGCTAAAGTCTTCCCTGAGAACGCTGACTACGGAGACCCTAAAGGTAACCGTGTGGCTAAGAGTATTGCTGATAAAGGCGGTCAGTATATTGTACAAGGTTACTTCACAGACCCAGATCAAATCAGCCAACTCTTAGAGGATGGGTTAGATCCAGAGCCAATGAACAGCCCCCGTATTATAGATGGAGATGCTCAGTATGGTATTGGTAAGTACATGAAGCTCAAGCGTATGGTTAAAGACGTTAAGAACTTTACTGACCGCTATGGTAAGCCCTTTGAGAAAGACTACGGCGGCGCACCAAACATTGTCAATCTTACGAATGGTATGGACAAGAAGACACTGTGGAGCTTTGAGGAAGATGGACCACTAGGTAACGGCACTAAAGCTAAGGTTCAATTTGAGACTTACGCTAATGGTGCTGGTGTACGTCTTCTTAATGTAGGTATCACTGAGCATATACCCTATACTTCAGGAGAGCCAACTGAAGACGATAAAATGTTTATGGTGGGGTAGTCAAATGCCGAAGGTAACAATCATCTTTGAGAGCGACAGTGAAGACGATGGGTTTGAGGGTAAGACTGTTATTGAACGTCACAACATAGACGATCTCTGGGCTTTATCTAATGTATATACTGACGCAACTAAGGCAGCTGGGTGGTGTTATGTTACAGATGTAGCCTTTGAGAAGGACGATGGTAAGATGGTCTTTGGGAGCTTCTGATGATAGATGGGAAGGTTTTAATTGACGGTGACATTGTAGCTTATCGTGCAGCGCATGTTACTGAGAAAGACTTTCCTGAAGATGCCAAGAGTAAGGTAGATGAGCTTATGGGGGATATACTGGATAAAACTACATTGTTCAGTCTTCCCGATGAGTACACCGTCTACCTTACAGGCAAAGGTAACTTCAGGTACTCTATAGCTACCAAGAAGGTCTATAAAGGTAATAGAGTAGCAGCAGTAAAACCCAGATACCTGCCCCTTATCAGGGATTACTTAACTGTAAACTACAACGCTATCACTAGCGAAGGAGAAGAAGCAGATGATCTTATAGCCATAGAAGCAACTAAGCTTGGTCCTAGTACTACCATAGCTTCTACAGACAAGGACTTCATGCAAATACCTTGTCATCACTACAACCTAACTAAAGAAACCTTCACAAAGGTCAGTAAGGAAGAGGCTGTAAGGTCTTTCTACACTCAGTTATTGACAGGCGATAAGGTAGATAACATAGGTGGCGCTCCTGGAATTGGCCCTAAGAAAGCCGTTCAGATATACAAGGACTGTAAGACAGAGGAAGACTTCTGGAAAGCCGCCCTTGAAGCTTACAAAGGGGATAGAGACCATGCCATAGAGTGTGGAAGGTTACTCTGGTTAAGACGTAAGGAAGGGGAGCTATGGCAACCACCAGTGAACGTAGAAGACATGCAATAAAGAACGGCTACAGATCTGGCCTAGAAGATGATATAGCTAAGGATCTTAAGGACAGAGGTGTAGAGTTTGAATATGAGAGGCTAAAGATTAGATGGAATCTTGTAGAATATAAAACTTACACTCCTGACTTTAAGTTGCCCAATGGCATCATCATAGAGTCCAAGGGTAGGTTTGTAGCAGCAGATAGAAAGAAACACATAATTATCAAACAACAACATGCCTTTCTCGACATAAGGTTTGTCTTCTCTAACTCTAGGGCTAAGTTATACAAAGGCGCTAAGAGTACCTACGGAGATTGGTGTAGTAAGTATGGCTTCTTATACGCAGATAAAAGGATACCCGACGAATGGCTAGTACAATCCTGATTAAAGTCCATCGTGTTCTTGATGGCCCATATGAAGATGAAGATGGCAATTATTGGTTAAATTGTAGAGTAGAAGATCCCCAAGAGAGAAACCCAAGCAAGACTATGTTTGATGAAGAGATCCCGTTTATCTCCTTTGATGCAGCCTATGAGTTTCAGAAGCACTTCTACAGATCAATCGAACCCATACTAATAGAATTTGAAATGGATACCCGATATGACAGCTAAGACAGTAGTAGTATTCTCATGCGCTCACTCAGACCCCTCAACGGGAAATGAGCGTTTCGACTGGCTGGGGGAATTAATCTATGAAGTAAACCCTACCTACATAATTGACTTAGGTGATGGTGCTGATATGCGCTCTCTTAACACTTTTGATACACGTTACCCAGAGGCCATCGTAAGTCAGAACTACGAACAGGACATCAACTGCTACAACGAGGCAATGGATCGTCTACGGAAGAAACCTAGTACACGTAAGTACAAACGCCCATATTGGATTGGCTTTGAGGGGAACCATGAGAATAGAATCAAAAAGGCTATCGCACATGAGCCAAGACTACAGGGAGACAAGTACGGGATTTCCTTCAGCCATCTTCAAACAGACCACTGGTTCGACGAATACCACGAGTACACTAATAGCGCCCCCGCTATCGCTGACTATGATGGCATTTCTTACGCTCACTTCTTTAGTAGTGGTAATTTTGGTTCAGCTATGTCTGGTTTACATCACGCTAATAGCTTACTCGCCAATCGTAATCACAGTTCTACTTGTGGGCATAGCCATAAACGTGATCT